GCTATCAATTTCTGGTATAGACGTATCAATAATCTCATCTTCATATTCAAACAATTCACATTTAAGTTCATAAACGTAAGTTTTATTCAACTGATAAAATGGTTGCTCATGCTCTACAAATTTAATTTCAAATAATCTTTGCCCCAATGGAAAATAAATTAAATCTCCTTCTCTAGGACGGTGATATTCAACTATACCTTCATCTTGATCATCACCCATGAATGGAGTAATAAAGTCTTCAAATCGTTCTTTTGAAATTATAAGTGTTAATTCATCCCTTAAACTCATGCCAAATTTGGTTAAAATATCTCCAGATCCACTATAACCTTCATAGTTAACTATGTAAGCTTCGATCAAATAATTATCATCAAACTTTGAAGACTGCACCTCACGGATAATATTTTGTGTTCTGATAAACTTTCTTGGAATATATGTGACATCTACTCCATATATTTTAAGTTGTTCATTGATTAGATCTTGGATTAATCTTTGCTCACTTAAAGAGCCTTGTAGAAAAAAGGGATTTAGTGCCATTATCCAATAAAGTCGTATGGTGGTAATTCATAATCCATTGCCATTCTCGACTGTATTTCATCCAATTCCCTTTCCGCATCATCATATATTTGTCTACCATTTAATTCAATTCCACCAGGAAGTTTGACTCCTTGAAACTTAATTAAATTTTGACCCCATTGCCTTTTAATCAATGCGGTAAGATATCTTTTTAAAAAACTATCATTATAAACTTTGGTAAAATCATTTGGATTTAAAATTCTATAGCAATCTAAGACAATAAAATTGTCTGCTTTTTGTGCTCCCCAATCTATATCCAGATACAGTCTATTTTGCCTTTTATTAAATCTAATTTGTTTATCGGTGGTTAGTAGAAAATCAATATCTTCCAGATAAGATTTTACCATTGAATATTGTAGAAGTTCAACTGAGTTGAAATAATATAAATCATTTAAGAATAACTGATATTTAATACTAAACATTCCGCCAGAAATAGAACTAGTATCAAATTTAAATACTTTTTCTACTCCTATTACAGAATCTGGAACTTGGATATAATTATCACTTTCATACCAATTATATGTTGCATTTTTTGAGGTTGTTGTGGTTGTTGTAATTCCAACTCCAGATGGTGGATCTCCAGTTGCTCTATTAATATCTTCCTGTGTAATTTTATATTTTAAATACATCCTTTCGACACCATCAAAGTGTCTTTCTTGGAAAAGTTGTAAAGCATCATCAACCAAATCATCAATTTGATCGTCATTTACGTTTATTTCTAAAACCGGAGCTCCAAGACGTCTTAAGCAATAATCAATTAGTCCTTGGCGAGATGATGGTTGCGCCATTTATAATAATTCTACGTTATAAGGGTATTTATATTGTATTTGAATTAAGATTTGATAGAACTTCTTGCTGTTTTAAGTATAGTTTAAAGTAAGATTTTGCAATATTTCGCAAATCATCAACATCATCTATCTTATCTATTTCTGATGCATATTTGTAGTATTCAAAACTTTTACTTAGATTTTCTAGATCAATTTTATCAGGATCCATTTATCAACTCCCTTAATAGTAATTTTATTTCATTAATGTCTTTTTTCATTTGTTCAATTTCATCTTTTTGTTTTCTTTTATCATTTCTCATTTTAATATATTCATCATAACTGTGTGTATCACAATTAACTATTGCTCCTGTTTTTTCATCTCTAAAAAGGTCTTTGTGACCCTCTACTTTAATCATTCCCATATTATGCTAATGCAATGACTCTTAAATCTTTTAATGTAACTGGTTTTGATTCATTTGTACTATTCATTACTATTTTAATGACAAATCCAGAAAATGGTTCCAGATTATCTGCGGTAAATTGATATTCTGAAAATTGATTTTCTGAATTAGGTCTAACAAATCTATCTGGTAGACCACTATTTTTAGAAACATCAACAACTCTATTTCCATACCCATCATTATCTGTATCAACAAGATTATCATATCCTGGGAATAAAATATATGATTGTGTTATTTCACTTGAATCTGACTTAAACAATTTATATAATACTCTAAAGTCTGCCTGACTTGGTCTATTCACACCAACCAAAACTTTTAATGCAGATGCATTTTGCTCTAGATCGATTCTCTTAGAAATATACACCGACCCATGAGGATCACCAGATATTTGATTTGATCTTCCATCTAAAACATAATCTGCAATTGGTTTATTAATCCTATTTCTACCTAAAACAACAAGAGAGTTGCTGACATCAAGAACTGGTGATAAATTTGGATCATCAGATTGCATTCTAATTTTAAAAGTCAAAGACTTATTTTTTGGTAGAGATGTTAAATAACGTTTTTCATTAATCTCAGAGCATACCATTCTAACGTCTGGTAAAAACTTGGTTCTATTAATTTCAACATCTTCATATCCTTTATCTTGGAAAGAAACCTCATTTCCACCAGCACTAGTTCCAGTAACAGTTCTTACTCTAGCAGAAATTGTAGTATTTTGACCTGGTGTTATAGTTGAAAACTGTGGCAGTATATTACTATATTGGATATTTTTAGATGCTGAAACTGCAGATCCACCGAAAGCACCATTGGATTTAAAGTTTAACATAGTTGATCCAGATGATCTAGATCCTCTATCAAAGGCAAGATAATATTTATCCATAGTTTTGTATGATTGAATTTCTGGATTATCTGCCATCTCATGTGTTGTATTAATTTTAGTCAATGAAACCCCATTACACTCATATTTTCTACAAACTGTTCCTGAATTATGTGACTGAATATTAGATCCATCAAGTCCTCTACTACTAATACCTAAAGTGTTACCAGAATTAATTGAATTATATTCAATAATTTCCGTACCAACCTGAATATATCCTCTAGAAGTAGTTATTCCCTCAAAAGTATCAAATCCAGATGTACTTGCTAAAGAAATTAAAGTTGAATTTGCAGTTAGATTTCCTGCCAATGAAACTGGAGCAGTATCTGGAGAACATCCAACAATTTGAATAACATTATTACCAGAATGCATTGAATGATTATACTGGGTTACTTCAAAAATATTTCCAGAGTGAAGGGGTCCTAACTGAGTTGAGTTAGAAATCGTAACTGCTGGAGAAGGTGCAATTGCTGCATCTCCACTATAAACTAATAAGTTGCCTGAGAAATTTTCACCTTGAACATTTGTTAGATAAAGAGTATCGGTGCTAGATATTGCGCTAATTGATATTCTTCCATCTTTACCACGCTGAACGGAACTTGTAGTAATTCCCAAAATATCTCCAACTGAATAACCGTTTCCTGCACTTGTTATGGTTACTCCTGTAACTCCACCATCAGAACATACTATGGTTGCCTGCGCTCCAGTGCCATTTCCAGTTATTGGATACAAACTTACACCGGTATAAGTTGTTGAAGAGCTTGTATATCCAATTCCAGTATTTGCAATAGAAACAGTTGAAATTGGTCCACCAATTTTCTCAATAAATCCTGTGCTTTCTGGTAATCCAGCAGATCCATGTGAGACTTTTCTACCAACACTTAGTTCTGTTGGTAAAGCAGTTGTTCCAGAAGAAAAAGTAACTTTTAATTTTCTTGGTAATCCATTAATTGGATTTTCTGTTAAAATTGGTATAGGATTTTCTACTGATAAGTTATTTGCTCTTAGTGGCGGATTGTACCAATAAACACTACCATCATTACTTGTAAAATTAGCCTTATGAAGTCTAAATTTCATGTCTTCATATTGACTTGCAGTCCAAATCGTTCCATTTTGTGATTTGAATAGACTACCTCTTGAATATTGTTGAGAAACAACAACTGCTTCCGCTTGTGGTAAAGATTGTGTAGTGATGGTTGTTTCACCCATTTTGGCAATCCAAACATTATAAGCATCTGAATTGGGTGAAAGTAGAACAAAACAGTATTCAACTCCTGGTTGCAAATAAATCGGGGATGGGAAAGTTATTCTAGTTGCTACACTTGCATCATTTGAAACTTCAATATCCGATGGTTCCAAAACAACTCGTGCAAAATCCTGAACAAGTTGGTTAGTTGGAGTTCCCAATTCAACTGTTCTTATTTCAACAAAAAGATTAGCAGTTGAATCTTTAGATTGGAAATAAACATCTAAAGAAGTTAAAAATGCTCCAGTTTCATCTACAGTAAAAGACTGCGCTAGTGGATCTTTACCTCTTCTTGGTGGAGGTGGTGGAGGATTTCTAACAGTTACATAACTTGTTGTTTGAGTCTGAACTATTCCATTAGCAGTATAGGTTGTTTGTGCATCACTTACCGATGCTGCATCACCAGGAATTGCTGGTTGATTTGTTGAACTTTGAGTTAATTTAAAAACTCTTTGTCCGCTTCTAACTCTAACTTCTGGTGTTGGTGTGGTATTAGGATCACGAATAAAAAATGATCCTTGTAAACTTCCAGTCTGGTCTGTAATTAAACGAATATTTGAAACAACAGCAACAGCATTGCTTGTTTGACCAACTAATCTAGAACCAACTGCAAGAGCCCCTCCATATGTCGTTAAACTTTCGTCAGCCAAAGATCTCACATCAATATTAAGAACAGTTGATGATGCTGAATATGATGATGGTAAAGTTTGACTTGTGTTATATGGGTTTGTTGAATAAATTTTTTCTGGATTATTATATGGACCAGATTTATGATTCGCAGTTGCAATTCTGGCTCTAAAAATTTCAAGATCAGTTACAATATGACTAATTCCTCTTACAGTCTCACCTACCTGAAAAACTCCAGATTGCATAGTAATTTCAATCAACTTTGGAACAACATCCAAGTTATCTATTGCATCTAAAAAGTGATAATGTCTAGTTAAAGGTCTTAATGCACCTGCACTAAATTGAACATTTCTAGATCTCATGTAAGGATCTGGTTGACTACTAACTCTTACATCTTCAACATATGTGTACTCTCTTCCACCAGAAAATACAGTTCTCCTATTGTTGATGTAAATATTTCTAACCCAATTATCTGTTGCTGGATTTAATACAATGTCACCGCTATATTCAATAACATTAAATGGATTGACATTTTCAATTCTTGAAGCTAAGTTTTGTCGCAACCACAATGTTTCTTCATAATCAAGTGTGATAAGATCTCCAGTTTTTCTTACGTTACTATCTAAAAGATTTAAATTGGTGTCAAAATCTGCAGTTTCTGTATTAATAGTAGGATCTAAAGCTAATTGTAATCCAAGAGACCAAAAATCAACTTTTGGTCCTAAAGTTTTTCTTGCAGTGTCTACGGTACAATTAACATCTGGATCGGATAATTCTATAAAAGCATTGTCCTTAAAATCATCTGCAAAAAATCCTGTTTTAAATCTTGTTAAACCTTCAGCATCTTGAACTTGCAGTGTTTGTGTGTTTAATTCTAACAAACTTAATGAAGTTGTTATTTCTAAATTTTCTATTCTATCTTCTAGTTGACCGATATCGCGCATTGTATATCTTTTATTATCAACTAGAGTGATTTGTACATCATCTGGATCATACAAATATGCTGGATAGTCAATTGTAGCAAGATCCATTGCCTCTTCAACATTGACTGGTAAAGTTGGATTTGGCGATGAAACTCCTTGAATTACAGATATCTGACCTAACTTATTCAGAACAACTCTATCTTTTCTTGGTAAGTAATATGAATAAGAAACGAAAGAACTCTCACCTGGAGATATTACATAAGAAAATGGTGGCGAAGCAAAAGATTTATCTTCAAATGTAAATGGTGATTTATTAGTATCAGTAAATCTAGAAACTCTAGGTCTAAAGTCTAATGTATCTGTCGCTCTTCTTCCATTTGGTAATAATGGAATATCTTTTTCAAATCTTTCAGATTGATATGAATTAACTGTTATAATATCTCCAGAATCATTAATTGGAACATCATAGTAATTGAAAATCACTAAAAGTTGTCGACTTGGTGCGGCTGCTCCAGGTAATCTTACAATCTTGGAATAATCATAGTATTGATTTTTTTGTCCTTTATCTAAAGTATAGTTATTTGTTAAATTGGAGTAGACACCAAGAGTTACATCCAATAGTTGTGCTCTTATTTGCGATTCTTCAAAAATTACATCTTCACCCGCAATAAATTTATTAGAATTCAAATAAACAAATTCGATATCAACACCATTAGATAATCTTGTTACTATCTGACCTATAGCTCGACTTGTTACACCTCTAATTTTTTCTCCAAGAATAGATTGAGTATTTAAGGATAATCCATTAGGGAATGATAGTTTGTCTAAAATAGGAGCAGATGTATCTAGAGATTCGTAAATTGCAATAACATTAGTTACATCTGGAAGATTTAGTGATATTTCTTCATCTTCAACTCGCAATCCATAAAATTGACTACTGCTCAATCCACTAATAGCTGTGGAAATTCCACTATTACTCTTATTTACTGATAACTTTTCACTTCTTGTAAATATTTTATTTTTATTAGAAACAATATTTTTTCTTAATGTAACATTAACTGTAGTTGTAGCTGGTTGAGAAGCTAACAAACCAGTTATATTAAGTTGCGTACCATTATTAGTTATTGTGACCTGATCACTTGATAGGCTTTCAATAGTTCCATTTCCATATATAATAGAATATTTTTCTTCGTCAAATGGTTCAAAAAATGCACTAGTAATTCCAGTATTAGCAATGGTCAAAGTCATTTCACCATTTGCATTAGTTGTTCTTTCTCTAATTTGAGTCGAAATGACTAAATTAGCATCAGAAAGATTAACACTTGAAACATTTTGATTTGTAAGAGTTGCATACATTGATGTATTTGCACCATCTACAACATTTGGAGTTTGGAGTGTAAATGAAACATTTAACTCTGATGTTGGTAGTGTTCCATCATTAACATTTGATATACTAGGTACAGATCCCAATTCAATTCTATTTCCTTCAGGAAATACTCTAACAACTCTATTGTAGGTAATCAAATTTTGATTTGGTTTTTGATATCCAATAATACTATTTGTTGATATTCCAATAAAAGATCTTCCTGGAGAAGTAGCTATTCCAGCAGTTCCAATAGTTATTGTATCTGAGGCAGTAAAATCTGGTGCTATTCTTGGAGTTAAAACTGAGTCTGCTGAAAAATTAACCTTCATCGCAGGAGTTATCCCTGGTGCATTTTGAAATACTGATTTTATGTCATCTTTCGTAAATGCAAAAATTTGATTAATTGACCTGGAAATAACGGTTGTACCGTTAATAGATACTTGTTCACCAACGATAAAAGTTCCAGAAGTGTTTGATAAAGTAACAGTAGCACTCGATGCAGCACTGCTCAAATATCCAGAAGCTCCACTACTTAGTCCTTTTATGTAAGTTCCTTTAGGTGCGTTTGATGAATCTAATGGTAAATTAAGAACTAAATTTGTATAAGTTTGAATATCAAACAAATATAAATCCCAATTAGTAGATGCATTTTGATATGCGGCATCTGTTACATTAAATCCATAAACTCTAGCTTCTCCAATCGAAGTTGATCCTGTACCAGCGGATCCTTTTCTAACTCCAAACAAAGAAATTTTTGTTCCACTTGTACTTATTCCTACATATGGAGAACCATATACATTATTAACTGTTAACTTAGAACCGAATTCATATGGAACTAAAGCAGCACTAACATTTGCTGTTTCTCGTGGTTTTGGTACATCTAAATTTGTAGATCCTGGAATATCTATGTCATAACCTCTAACATAAGCTTTTCCTGGAGAAACTCTAACTACTAAAGAATCATCTGAAGGAATATTTCCTTGCTCTGTTTTTTGAGTAGATTGATAAACCCCATCATTGTTTATATTATCATTTAATGAATTTAATACATCAACATTAAATTGATTAAGTGCATAATTTCCAGACTCATCAAAAGTTCTTTGAGCAAAATAATCTTTTATAATGGAATATACGGATTTATCTTGAAGTTTTTTAATTTCTCCGCGATCAATTCTGATCAATTCTACAAAGTTTTTATCATCAAAGTCATCTAATATTTTTTTAGTTAAAAATGTTTTTATTCTAAATCTATCTGCTCCTGGAGAACTAAAATTTGAAAATCCCCTTGCGTTATCATTCAAAGATAAATCTTCATCCGATGTTATAATTTCTTCTTGAATAGATAGACCAACTCTATAACTTGGAGAATTGTTATATGGATCGAGGATTATAGTAGAATTTTCAACATTTACAAATGTACCTCTTATAAAATAAACACCCTGAGCAAGATTGACAGATGCACCAGTTGCTGAAGCATTTAAATCTATTAAACTTGCAATCGTATCACCACTGTTTATAGTTGTATTTCCATATGTTATATTATCTAATGCTATCAAGATTTCACCATCTTCAAATCTTGAAGTTTCGTAATCAGATCCAGTTGTATTGTACTTAATATAAAGAGTAATATACTCAACACCATCATTTGGAGGTATACTGTAGTTTTTAATAACTGCGGTAACGCCAGAATTTTGTCCCTGAATTCTAACACCAATAAGTTTATCAAGATATAAACTTACATCTAGTCCCAAATGGGTAGAATTTATTTTTAGCGAATAATAACTACTATCATAAGTAATGGATCCTGGTATGACCATTGATCCTTCTTTAAATAAATGACTTCCAAAAGATTCAATTTGATTTTGGAAAATAGACTGTAAAGTAGTCAGTTCTCTTGCTTGAACTGGAAATCCTGGTTTAAATAAAACTTTATAAAAGTTTTTATCAACACTATAATCGTCGTAATATGGATTGATATTAAAATTAGTTTTCTGTGGCATTTTTTAAAATTCCAGGATGATTTTAATGTCTTCTTTTTGGCGGGTATTTCTTGTAATCAATGGTCTATTATCCAAATAAATTATTTGCCCCGATCCTTTATTTATCTCTGGTGATGCAAGACCTTTATTAAAAATAATTCCAAGATTAATTAATTTATTTCCTGTTGGATTTGTTGTAATTCCAGAGAATCCAGTGTCAACTGATCCAGAAAATCCAGAGATATTTCCACCTATTGGATTTGCTGAAGACTCAAATGATAAAACTCTCGATCTAGTTGAAATTCCAACAGAATCAGTTTCATCATATGTTCCAGTGTTAAAATATAACGAACGATCTTGAATATATTTCAGAACGTTAGTTTCGGCATCATAAGAAACTACATAACCATATGCAATACCGTTTGTTACTTGTTGTGAAATTATTTCTCCAACTTGAGGATTTTGTAAACTTACACTTCCACTATTAAACTTAATAGCGTAAGTTGATGAAAATTGATTTCCAGTAAATGTTGATGTTGAACCAATAGAAGTCGGATTTTTTAAAATACCAACTTGAGCAAACTTGGTATCTATTGGAAAGTCTTTTGTTGAGTCATCAAATCTTGCATATAACATTACCCTATCTGTACCAAGTTCTTGGTATATATCAAATCCGTGACCTTTAGATGGGGGAATAATTGGAATTAATCTTGCAGATTCTGTGATAGAGTTAACAATAGAAGTTTCCAAATCAACTTGTCCAAAAGTATATCCTTTTCCACCAGAAGTTACTACAGCATTTGTTATCTTTCCGCTGGTAACAGTTAAAACAACTTTACCTCCAGTTCCATCACCATTAATACTAACTTCTCTGTTATTAAGCGAAGCAGAGTATCCAGATCCTTGTTTATCAATATATACTTTTTTAATTTTATTATTATTTACATCAGAATCAGAGTTTTCTCTAACAGATTGAATTTGTGCATCACTAGATGCTAACCAATCATTAGGAACTGTAATGTATTCCGTTGAATCAAATTTGATAATATCACCAGGTGCTACGGTAAAAAGATATTTCCATAAATAACCATCACCACTCTCTCCAGCTCTAGATGGTTCCAAATCTGTAAATAATGGTTCATCTTGAGAAGCATTGCCAATGGTATTAATTCCGGATGAACCATTGTCTATGCAAATGTATACTTTATAGTCCCTATTCATTACATAATAATTTGCATCATATAACCTCGTAGATTGTGTAAGAGGTGATGGATTAGTCAAACTATAATCCGACCTATACATTTCATATCGTGTTCCAGAAGCCCAATCAATTCTTCTAATAACTCTTCTAACATTTGAAGTTGTAACTCTTCTACCATACATCATAGTGTCCGATGCATGGTAAATATTGGATACATTATCTACTGGAGCAATATCTACTTGGTTCCAATTTGCATTTCTACCAAATCCAACTGTAGTGGGATTTGGTAGACCCACAAAAATATAATAAGAATTATTTGGATCACTAAAAGAATCTATAAAATTTGAAGCATTTAATATTCTAAACTGATCTGTAACAATTGCAGACATATTATTAGGTTTTTTTTCTATTTATATTAGGTTTCATCAAGTCACATTTTTAACAGTAGATATTTTGCGAATAGCACCTAAATCTCTTAATCCAAATCCTCTTCTTTGTGCAGTTGGGAAGGTACTTAATCCTGAGTCAATAATAAGACCAGTTACTCCGATAGAAACTGGATTTGTCAAATTTCTAGTAATGCTACCTAATTTACCCCAAGAAAATTTACCAATAGGATATTCTCTAGTTCCTGTTGTTGCTATTCCAACAATATTAGATCCAGATTCTATATTACAAATAATAAAAGCTCTGTCAGCATCTCTTGTTATTGAATGGATGCGATATATGTTATCTACAAAATTAGTGCTAATACCAATGACATCAGAGTTAACAAAATCAACAGAAGTAATACCATTGCCAACATTTGTATCTCTAATGTAAATTGGATAATTAACCAATAATTCTGAGAAATTAAGAGATGGATCTTTTCTTTGTAGGAAGAATTTTAAAGCTAAAGGATGACCACCAAATCCAGAAGTCGTTGTTATGCCCGTTATAATACCAGAAAATCCTGATACGGCACTTCCATCAATATCAGTAAGAAGTTCAGTTTTTAACGTTGGTGTTGGAACTAAAACTTGTGGAGCAACTGTATATCCATATCCAGGACTTGTGATAGTTACAAATGTAACTATTCCAGAAGTAACATAAGCAATTCCTGTTGCCGTTGATCCAATTCCAATATTTCCAGGATAATCTAGTGATGGAGGTTTAGCAAACTTAATTGGAAGTGATGCGACATCATATCCAGATCCACCATCAAGAATATTAATAGTAGTAACTTCACCAGAATTTATAGATGCTGACAAACTAGCACTTCTAGGTTCTTCGGAATCTTGCAATAAAAGATTAAATGAGTCAATAGTAATGCCATACTTATCCTGTTCATATTTGAAAAATGCTGCATCATCGACGAATATTTCGGTGTCAAGAGGTTTAACATCATATATTACCTTGGCAGATGGATAAATTTGAGTTTCTAAAGAATCTCTAGATTTATAAACTGGATCTCCATTTATAAATCTATCTACCTTTTGTTTAGTCCAATATAAAGGTCTAGTAAAATCTTCTGTTACTCCAATACCACTATAAACATTAGTTTCGATAACATCAGAACTTGATATATTATATACAATTCTATTATCCTGTTGGAATGGGTATGAAGTGCTTCCATATACCTGAACAATGTCTCCATTTTTAATAGTTTCAGTTATATTAATTAATTTACTATCAACTCCACGAGTTCCTCTGTAAAAATATATTGAAATTTTTGCATCAGGTCCTGGAGGATCACTGAAAGTAAATGAAGTTCCTCCACTAAAATTATATGCGACGTTTGGTTCTTGTATAACACCATTTATAAAAATTAAAAGAACAGAAGATAAATCTATATCTGAAGAACCCAATACATTTGGATCAGTTTCTATGCTAAGTAATTGTGAATTGTAGTATAATGGGAATCTTGTTCTACGTCCATCTTGAAGTAGAGCAATACTATCAATAAAATCTAGTTCTCCAAATTGCCAAGATGAGAATGAATCATCAAAAATATCTGTAACTGTTAATTCAAACTCACGTACTGGACTTGATAATCCTAAGGCAGTTACTAAACCAATTGGTTTTATAACATCGCCAATTTCAAAACTATAACCAGGTCTGGTAATTTTAAATGAAGTTACCTCAAATAATGTTGAACCTATTCCTGTAGTTGAACTTGCACCAACCTCTAAAGATACTAGAAGACCTTTACCACATTCTGTTGTTGCACCAGTTGCTACTCTAGAAACTCCAATAACTGGTAAGTTTTCATAAGAAGGATCTTCGATATCTATTTGTACAGTTGATGTGCTATATCCAGATCCGCCATCATTTATTACAAAACTTAATGTTCCACCTGCACCGACAATGGCGGAAATATTTGCAGCAGATCCTGTATGTGATGAATCAGTTATAGCAATAGATACTGGTTGCCTATAACCAGAACCATAATTCAAATTATACCAAGGGAAGATAGTTCCCATTCCAACATAAAAGTGTGTTGAGGTGCTGTATCCGATAAAGGCTGTAAAAGTTCTTGCGGAAACTATACCAGCAACACCATAAGATCCAGAAAGTCCTGATGGTGGCAAATATGTAACTATTCCAGAAGATGCGGTTGTAAAACCTAAACCAATTAATTTAACAGAATCTCCTGCCACTAATTCGTGGGGGGTAATCGTAGTTATTTCAGCAATTCCAGTTGAATTATTATACGTTGCTGTGCTTACATTTTTTCCAGTTCCAGTGTATGCAATGCTAACAATATTTGTAATTGATCCAGCAGCGCCAACTGATGCTTTCACTTTTGCACCAACAAGAGGAGCAAATCCTAAACCATTGGTTGATCCTAGAGCAACAACAACACCACCCCTTGGTAGTTGATTTTGATTGATATCAAAATCACTTATTATTAGATCTCCATTAGATGAAGAAATACCAGTGAACTGTATAAGTGTTTTACCTGCATTTTCTCCATAAAAATAATTATTTCCTGCATTATTAGAAGTAGTTGGAGTTTGATATATATCGTTAATGAAAACAACACCACTTCCAGTTTCGATCCCAGATGTGCTTATTCCCTGAACAGTTATTTCAAAAGTTTGTCCAATTCCAGTAAATTGGTCGGAAATATCATCATAAATGACATTTTTAGTATAATCTTGTCTCAAATAAACTCTTCCTGAAAATTGATCTCTTGCAGCAATTAAATTATTTTGACCTATTCTTTGATTTGCATTACCTTTTGGTGGATCTGTAAAATAAACTTTTCTTCCAGATACAGTAAATGCTCCTCTGTAAATTCTTGCAATAGATCCATCATCATGTGTGGATTCTGCTGTTCCAACAGAACCTCTTCTAACTTCTGCTAATTTATAAGTTCCAAATCCAACAATTGGACCAGAAATAGTTTCTGCAAGTCCAACATTTACAATTTTCATATATTCATTATTAACTTTTAGCAAATCTTTTGATCTGATGGTTGCTATTCCAGATAAAGAGATAAATGTTTGACCAACACTAACCTTTGCATTAGGATTGCTATTTAAATTATATGCAATAGGTGTAAAAGTTAATGGTTTTTGGACAACACCATTAATAGAAATAATGCATTTTTCATCTTTTTTAACCATTTCAAGTAAATGTGCGTTACCTTGACCAAATGATGTAATAGTTACACCAATTCCTAAGAATGCATAATCTCTTCTTGTTGAAAGTTTTAATTCATCTTCACTAACTTTAATCGCATATACTCTATTTGGTAATACGTTAGTCACAATACCAACTGAATTTAAAGTGTTACCAATTCCAATTGATGATGCGGGAAGACCTGGGAACGTGGAAGTTGGTGTATAAATCAGTTCTTCACCAGTTTGGAAGAAATGAGATTGGATTTTTATAATTCCAGTAACAGGATCAACCTGAGAACTATTGTATGGTGTAAATTGTTTTTCAAAAATTGGAATTCCAAAATTATTAGCATCAAATGCTAATGCTTCCCTTCTCTCCCCATTAATAGCATTATATTGTGATAATATAACTTCATATGATGATGTTCCATATTCTAAAGTTGGTGGAAGATTACTTAAATCAAAGTCTCTATATAAAATTTCATTAAAACTATTGATTTCAACAGATTCTCCAATATTTTGATCTGGATAAAATTTCATAATAACATTAGATCCATCAATTTCTGATCCAAACGTTCCTATTCCGCTTGTGCTTCCGATTGATAAAAATGGATATTGTACAGTATATGAGTCATTTTCATCATGAGTCATCATTACTTGATGCAATGCACTGGTGTTTCCATATGAAACTCTAATTACAGACTTAACAGCAGAATCTAAAACTGTATTCAATTGAATAACATTAGTTGTTGAAATTCCAGAAGAAACCAGTGTTTCAAATCTCGAAGATCTTTCAGTACCATCTAATTGTAAAGTTTCTTTAAATCTATAAGTTCCTATACCAACAGCAGTTGTTCCAAAACCAATTACATTACTTTGAACTAGAACTCCATTTGAATCCAAATTTGTGTATTTTAATATTAAATTTCCAGAAACAATATCAGCATCAAATGATCCTGGTAAACTGGTTGAAAATCCTGTGCTTGTATCAAAAGAAAAATCTGAAATATAAGTATTTGAAGAATCATGATCTAAAAATACTTCGGAATAGTATAGCTTATTTTTAACAACATTTTTAATGAAAATATTAAAATATGCTGATTTTATTTTATTTACATCTGTAGAAAATATTGTCGCTATTCCAGTAATCGAATTAGTTGAAACTCCAATGAAATTATTTGATGACGTTAAATCAACAAAACCAACACTTTGTGTTCCTATTCCAGTATTATCTTCGGATATAAATTTTTGTTTTAAAATTTTGAAGTCATAATCTGTATCAAATAAATCTGCTGGACTAATTCCCAAGTATACATTATCTGCATCATCTTTAACACCCTGAATATCTCCAAGTTTTTCATTTTTTGTAACTAAAGTAGCTTTTTCTAAAGTAAAGACACTGGCACCATTGTATAGAACAACTACCTCGGTTAATTGAGTTTCTTTAGAGATTGGATCTGAGATTTGAACAAGATATTGTTGATATGGATTTACAATAGTGTCTGTGATAACATCTGTTTCTTGAGTAAGAGATTCTCTGTTTAAAAATTTTGGTCCAAAATCATCTATTTTTAAAACTCTATTTGATAAGCAAAGGAAATAATCAGACAAAGTTTTATTTTCTAATTTTATAAATCTTGATTTTCCGCCAACAGTGTAAATATCTGAAACCAAATCAAAGTTATTAATTGTATCAACTCTCTTGTCTTCAATAATATCTAAAAGGATAATGTCATTTGTTACTGTATCATAGTCAACAATAACACTATTTTCAATTTGAGTATCTGAGAAATTTTTTAATCCAGATGGATGCAGTAAACTATTCACTGATGTTATCATCTTTTCATATTCAATAGAACTACGAATAGAATATGAAAGATTTTGATAATAATCATTATCTGGTGTTGTTTGATTACTTACATTCAACTTTCCAACATCATCATTCCATCCAAGATTACTAATATTGGAGAAAGAAACTCCAAATTTTCCAGAGTTTTCTATAACTTCTGATACTCTAGCCTGAACTCCAGAATATTTACCTCTCACTATATCGTCTGTAGATGGAACATACGGACCAATAATTTTGAAAAATCCTGGGTTTGTTTCTGAAACTATAGAATCTCTTTGAATAAAACCAGATCCAGTATCTACAAGTAATGGCTCACTATTTAAAAATAGTGATGGTGATTGTTCTATTGTAAAAGTTGGATAGTTAGATTTAGATACTACTGCACCAAATCCACTTTGAGCAGATTTTGCAAATCCTGGGTTTGTTGTTAAATTACTAAGATCAAAAGTTACAGTTGCAGGAACTGTATTGACATAAGATTTAACTTTAAAAAATCTATAATTATAATCTTTAGAGTTAAAACCTGTTCCATATGGACTATCTTTCTCAATACCCTCAACAAAAATTTCCTCTCCTATAGAAAATACATCGGTTGAAAATCCAGTAATTGGGGTTGATAGAATACAGGTTATATCATTACCACTTTGAGATATTGAACTTATAAAGACCCCATTACTATTATCTACAGCAATTACTCTGTGATTATCGAGACTAATTCCATTTATTGGAGAAAGTATTTTAACATCACTAATGGATCCAGATGCAACAACAGGTTCTAAATTATTGTCATCTAGAATTAAATTCTGATCAGCATCTACAAGAATTAATTTTGGTGGACTAAAATAATTTCTTCCGCCAAAAGTTATATTAACTTTATCTAAATTATAAGAATCCTTAACGATTATAATTGGCGAAATTGCAGCTTGTGGTCTTAAAGTTTTATCAGATGCATATTCAAATCCTTGCTCTAAAATTTGAACATTGTTTATATTTCCGATAGATCTAGATCTTGGTAATAAACTTGCACCATTTCCACTATCACTTTGGACTGATTTAAAAATTGGAATATTTTTGTATCCGAAACCTGGGAAAAGAATATCAATTCCCGCTATTCCTCCAGTAACAGTTTTTGACTTTGTTGTGTATTTTAATACATCGCATTCCGATGAAAGATATGAATATCTTTCTGGTTCTCCATTAACGTTTATATTAAATATTGTTGATGATGAACCTACTACGCCACTTATTTTATAAGTATTGTTATAAACACTGTCAGTAAATAAAATTTCAGATCCAAATTGAACTGTTTTGTCTGATGTACTAATATAACCAGATTTTTCTAATCCGTAAAAAAGTTTTGGAGGTAAGTCATCAGAATAATTTAAAGTAACTGAAGTTAACGAAGATCCATAAGAAACATTGAAAACTGAAGTACTTGCAACGGAAACAAATTCATTTTTTAAATCAGAATCATAGAAAAACTTTAATTTATAATTGGACAGAGAAGAATCGGAAGTATCAAAAACTATGTTCGTATTTTTATAACTTTTAATTTGTGGATTTATCAACCCAATTTTATGACCAGATCCAGAAGAAGAAATGCCAATTATATTTGGAATTTCTTTCTTAACGTCTAAAATTGTTTCACAAAGTTTTATGGTGTTGATATCAACACCATAAACGTAATATTCACCATTCACTAAACCATTTATTGGAGATGTTGATTTGTATAAAATCTTATCTCCAGTTTTTAATCCATGATTTGGTAGTGTAATGGAGTTTTGATCTGAATTTACATCTCCATTATTAAATTCTTCAAAATTCAAGATTAACTTTTCAAAATCAGCATCATAAAAAACTTTAATTGATGATGAAGTTGTTCCAATACCAACGGATATATTTGGTTGTACAATTAATTTAATTTCTTCCCCATTTTGTAATTTGTGATATGTATTCAAACCAACAGTTGTTGTTATTCTTTGTACTTGGCATGTGGTTTGTTCCTCCTGACTTTCAAAATAATAATCATATGCATTACTACCTTGATTGGTTATATAAACTGGAGAGGAAGATATCCCAGCAATTGTAGAAAATCCGATATAATCTTTTGATTGATTAATAATATAAACTGCGGAAGTATCTTCTCCGTCTTCTGGCCAATGAAATGCAGTTGATCCTGGAGTTGTTGAAATTGCTAAAGGATTTTTAGAATTTGACTTTCCAAGTAAAACTCTTTGTCCAGTTCTAAATGGATGATTTGGTAAATATATGCTTTGTGTTTGTACAGAAATTGGAGTATATACATTACCAATTCTATAAGATTTATTAATACCAATTCCAGGAGTTGTTCCAATACCAACTGACTCATGTGGATTGAAATAAACTTTATCCCGTGGTTTAGATGCAAAATAATCAGTATTAACCGCAATATCAAAACTGTTTGCTAAAATAGATATTTCAGTCGTTTCCGTATGTGCGGCACCAACATCAGATCTTTTAACTCTTAAAACGGCATCATTTCTAAAAATATTTAAAACTGATAAAAATTCATTTTCAATTCTTAAAGTACTTCCTACAGATAAACTATTTGGAATTCTAGAAACATAGATATCTGTTACAAATCCAGCAACACTATTTGATGGTAAATGTTGTTGTAAAAATGTTCTATCTGAAGAAAATCCTATTACATGGTTTTTAGATATTTTGGTATTAACCATGCTTAAACCTGAGATAACAACAGTATCTAAATTTGTTAATGTATGATATGGAAGAGTATAAATTTTTACTGTTCTAGGATCTTTCCATTCAACAATAGAATTTGTATATGTCTCAATATTTGTTTTGACACTTTCTACATCTACCCCCTCCAATGAAGAAACTATAGCATCCAAACCTCCACCAACATCAGATGATTCAAATAAGACCTTATCATTTATCTTATAATTTTTTCCACTTTCAATAATATCAATACTATCAACAGAACCTCTAGATATTGATTTAACAACACTGATTTGATTTATAAGTTCGTTTGATTCTATGATAAAATCATTTCCAGCATAATCGGAAGAAACTTTATATGGGAAAGTATTTCTTGATAAATTGCTATTATTAAAATCAAAAGACTGATCTAAAAATTCGTTTTCTTTTATTTTTGGAGATTTGTAATTATTTCCAATAAAGAATGGATATCTTGGTTGTAGAGTATTTGATCCAACATTTGTTTGTATACCAGCAAAATAAGCATATACACCGTCAGGAAATTCTGGTGTTTTACCATAACGACCATTATGTATATCTAAGTCCCCAGAGTCATTAAAAATATAATCATCTACAAAGTAACCTGCAGGAAATTCTTGTAGAGAAGGTCTGTTCTTTACGGAATTAGGGTCTAATACATATCCAGAATTTAATAACCTAGTGAATTGAGATTCATTTGGTTGAGAATAACCATATGGACCATAAATTGGATTTCCATCATACGCCCATCCAATTATTGGAGAATGTAAAGGATTTTGACTTGGTAAAGAATCTTCAAACTCTTGAACACCCAATGTTGGGGAATATCCAACCCATGAATATTTAAGACCACCATTACCATTAACTAAAATTTCATCACTTGTTCTAAACTGTTTATTTAAAGATAAAGGTCTAATATTTGTCTTAATAAAAGCTCCAGTTCCTCTTGGGATAACTCTCAATGAAGTATTTGAGTTAGAATATCCAATTCCAGAATTAACAACTATTACATTTTCTAATTTGTTATTAATAATAACAGGTCTTAAAATAGCACCGGTGCCAGAACCTTCTACTCTTATTTCTGGAGTTGAATAATATTCAACTCCCTTACTCAGTACATCAACCTGTACAATTTTTCCATCAACAATTGTCGGTCTGACTTCAGCATTTTTTCCGGTTTTAATTGTTATATTTGGAGTTTTTTCTAAATTTAAAATAGAAGATCCATAATTACTTCCTTCTTCATATAGATAAGCATCTACAATACTTCCAGTGACAACAGGAGTAGCTGTTATTATACCAGTAATACTACTTCCATATGAAACAGTGACAGAAAGAGAAATATCGGGATATTTAAAAATGTGATATCCATAATCTGATGGATCTGTTCCTATTCCAGTGGAAGAAAATCTAACATACTTTTTCCTATCAAAATCTTCACTAATTGTGGCGCCAATGCTAACTAATCCAGCATTTGCTAATTGAAAAGTATTTTCATCATTTCTAATAATTTTATAGTACCTATCTGAAGATAACCCAGATATTGGAGTTTTAGTATAATTATATAATACAATATCTCCGTGATTAAAATTATGATTTTTGAATGTTATAGTATTTGTTGCCGATGATATGCCACTACTTTTTACATATAATTGCCTATTTTCATATCCAGATCCAGGATTAATAACTTTAATTGATTGTAAAACTTTTTTAGGAAGAGTACGAAACTTGTGTACACCTGAAGTATTTTCTGTAGTAATTCCTACAGTGTTAATTCCAACAGAAAAATCAAATTCAGTTTCATATAATCTGATAGTTTTTGGATTTACCCAACCAACATAATATCTCGAACCATTAACCAATGTTCTATCGAATGCATTACTGATAGAAGATGGTAGAGGTGATTTGAAATATGTGCTTATTCCCAATGGACTGTTTCCATTAGGATTATAAATTATTTCTTGACCATTTACAAATTTATGATCTTCTTTAAACGTTATAGTTTCTTCTGTTAAATCTATTCCACCACCAGATAATGTTGGACGAGCATCAAATTCAACTTCTCTAAATTTTTGAGTAACAATGGGTTCAAAAACTGCACCAGAACCATTACCACCACTTAATACTACAGAAACTACTTCAGAAATTTCAAAATCTTGGGGATCAACATAAACATCTTTTACATTTCCTCTAACAACCGCTTTAGATAAAGCTATTGTTCCATCTGTAGATCCAAGTGAAATTGGAGAATCTACCACTAATTCTGGTAGTCTTACTACATCATATCCATTTCCACCATTGAAAACCGTTACATTCGTTAATGGTCCATAATAAATTTTATTGTCTGATTTTGGACTTGCAATTTCAACACCATTTATTAGTAAACCTACTCCACCAGATCCAATATCTTCTCCCACATTTCTACTAATGTTTTGAGATAATGGAAATTTTCTAAGTAATCTTTGAGCACCTATATTTTTATCAGAATTTTCTGATAAAATAAAACGATGTATGCCATCATTTGAAGATGGTGGAATGAAAGTAATATAACTTTCTGTACCAACAAAAGATCTAGAAGGATATAGTCTTATTTGTGTTTTAAATCCTTGATTTTGTGGGTCAACTTGAACAAAATACTCTCTGCCATCAATTAATCCAACTAAAGAATTATTGTCTGATTCATATATGATGGAATCTCCAGTTTGAAGATCTGTATCCACATCAAAAGAGATAATACTATATGAAGATTTTTCTTCATCAAAACCTTGAATATATCCTTGACCAATGGAGCTTAGAAATGGAGATCCTAATGCAGATGGAATAGTAGACTCAATTATTTTTTTGGATACATTGTAGTTTGGTAATGAGTTTGATGCAATATATGCATATTGGTTATCAACATATAAATTTTGTACGGAAGAAATTATTTCACCATTTCCTCCTAAAATATTTGCACCATTGCTTGTAGCATAATTTAATCTTCTTCTAAGATCATATTTTTTTGATGGATCTGGAACAGATGATGCTAATTGAACTTGTTTTAAGTTTTTATCTATATTTAAAACTTGAACATTAGCAACTACAATATCTTGAGATCCAAGAAATAAAATATCGACGTAGTCTCCTACTTTTAAACTAGATTCATCAATAGTACTAAGTAATGTGTAGATAGATCCATTAATATTGGAAACTTCATATCTACAACTAGTGTTGTAAATTAATGAATTTGCAAATATTTCTTTATAAGATTTATCGGATTCTGGATTTTCAATAATTTCTCCAATATTTTTGACAAATATTTTTTCACCTTCTTTTGCTATAAACTCATCACTTTCTGGTATAAATGATGATAAAACACCAGTCAATCTAAGCTCAACTTTTTTATTTAAATCACCATTTTCATATCCAAAAATAGTTTCTGAAGATCTTATGTCTGAGGCAACAGGAATTGGTTGAATAATACCACTACAACCAAAAAATTGATTTACGCTTTTACTTGTATAAGTTATTGTATTATTTCCACTTATTATTGTTCCACTTTCTGGAAATCCTATAGTGGAATCTACTGATATTACAGTTGAATTTGTATTAACTGCTTTTAAAACTCTTGTTTTTCCAGAAATAGCAAAACTTCCTTGTGGAATGTCCTCATCATATCCAACAAATAATGCTAGTTTATAATAAGTTTTATTTCCTCTCGTTAAAATTTCTACAGCAGAAACACTACTTTCTACTGAAGTATCTAATGTTCTCCTAACAGTTTGACCAAGAAGATTTAATGGATTTCCAGATATTCTTTCCGCAATGACGATTTCTTTTCTATTTAAATCGGCAGATGATGCTTTTAAAAGATATTGCTCAAGGTCTATAACCTTTGGTTCCTCATTATAAAGTATCTTAAATAAAATTTTAAAAGACTCTGGTGTTCCTTTTGCTTGATAAAAATCTCTAGATTGCTTTATAAAATTACTGACATCTAAATTTTCAGTAAATTCTACTTTTTCTAACCCCGGAGCAAAAGAATATCTAATTTTATCATAAAATTCTTTTAAAAATAGAGCACTTAGATTAGTAACAGTTGAAGAATTATTATGGGAGGATGCATTACTTGTGGTAAAAACTAATTCTCCAGGATCATTTTTACTATTATATTCAGTGATAGCAGAAAATCCACGGATACAACCAGTAAAAGTATTGGTTGTTAATCCAGTATATGTGATGATTTCATCGTCAATTTTAAGCAATCCATAACTAGATGGATAACCTTTTGTTGAAATGACGGGAATAGTTGATGAAGATTCCGTTATTGAAGATGTTAAACTAGTAGTTCCAGAACGCACTTCTGGAGTTATATTATCAATTTTTAAATATTGATCTAGATTTTCTGCAATATCAACTGGACCACCTTGATATTCCTGAGAAATATAATATTGTTTTAAAAAATCAACATATTTTGGAAAATCCGATCTTACAAATTCTGGTAATTGGCTTTCAATAACTTGCTGTACTTTAACTCTAGAATCAAAACCAGTTTGAATCATATTTTATTTCCTCTCTAATTCCCCGTTTAAATAGCTTGATGTGTAAAAATCTTTGATAAAGGCGACGCCAGATATTTCTTCACCAGAAGCAATAACATCCTTAACCATATTTATCTTACTATTTGAAACACTAAAATCCAAATAGAGATCCTTTAATCCTATAACATCATTTGATTCGGGGACTGCTTCAATTTCAATAGTATTATTTGGTTTGTCTGTTCCCGTAATTATGATTGTTGAAATATTAATTTCTCCATTTTTATAATCAACAACACCTACAGATTTATAAACAACTTCATATGTTCCAGAAGAAGTTTTTCTAACTGCAGATAAAATGCCCTTTTTACTGCCATCTAGGTTTCCAAATTGATCTAGATTTGGTATGTCTGTAAAATAAACAGGATCACTAATGTTTGGAACATAAAAAGCAGTGCTTTTTATATTTTTTCCTTCTCTATTAATATGAAACTCATTTCCAAAACAAAGCTCATACTGTGCTTGTTGATCTATAAGTGCTGCCAAATTTCTTCTTATTTTTACTTTTGTGATATTAGAAGTTATTGCAGAATCAACTCCATCAATAACTCTCAAAACTTTACTATACTTAAATCTACCCCCAAATTTATTTAAATCTACTGAAGATGAATAAGTGTTTAATGAATTTATTATAGATGTCTTCAAATTTTCTACACTAGAAACTTGAGAAGAATTGTAGTAGATTGCAGAATCTATTTCAACATAAAGAACTTTTAGATCTACAATTTCTTGTGATATTCCACTTAAAGTATAACTCTTCAATTTAAATAAAATATTATTTTTATCAAAATTTGAAATAAAGTTACCATTTTTTGGTTTAATACTTATTATCACCTTACCAAATTGTGGTGGGTTTAACTCCTCACCACCAACAACCGAAACTGATTGAGCATCTGGATATATTTGTGGAATGATAGCCTCATAATCTCTCGCAGTTACTGCTCTATACTGTGAAGAATATAATCTAGGTGCAAAATATTTAATTGATGAAATTGGTTCTATATCTCCGCCATTTTGAGAAGAAGAAATTATAGACGAATTAACAGCATTAGGTATTACAATGTTACCATTTTCGTTTCGGAAAGTTCCTGAAAAAGAAAAATTAGATGCTCCATTACCATCTTTGCCATCGGTAATAATATATGTTACTGTGATTATAGTTTCATTTTCTAATTTCTTACCAAAAATTCCATCACCAAACAAAAGTTCATATTTTTCATCCTGAACTTCTTGCAACAAATAAGTCTCAGATGTTGAATCTACGTTCAAAATATTATCTATTTTTTTATATTCTCTACCCAATCCACTATCTGCAGGTCCTTTCACATAAACAACCAGAGTCGATGTATCAATATCAGAATTTTCTAAAACAAATCTTTGATCTAAAGATCCATCAACGATAAATTGCTTTTTTAATAGTGTTCCTTGATAGATTGTTAGGGGGAAATCATCTGTCCCAAAAACAGCGTTTCCATTAATTACTGGAGTTGTGACATTTTCTGGCAATGAAAAAATATAAGACGTACTGTTAATTGATCCAACAAATGCCAGTCCAGCCTCCAATGTTAAAGACTGAATGGAAGATGGAACAGTAACTGAAAATTTTAAAAGAGCTTTAGAGCAAGTTTTAGATCTAGGTACATATCCAATATTTCTTGCTAAAGAAACAACATTCTCTCTCAATGTTGCAGAGTCCAAAAAGGACTCATTTACAATCATGTTAGAGTTAAATGCTGTAATATATGTGTTATATGCTAATGTATCTAAAAGCAAAGAAAAGTTAGATCCCTCAAAGTCAAAATCCGTAAAATTTGAATTTGCACGAAGATAGTCTTTGATGGATTGTTTAATTTGATCGAAATCTAGATTTGTAAACTTAGTAAAAGGCATTTTACCTAGTTGCCTCTAATATAAATGAAAATTCTTGTGTTGGAAACTCTTGACCAATAATATCGAAAAATACACTTACGTTAAATGTATTTGTATCTGGTTGAGGATCAACTTCAACTGAAAGATTTTCAACTCTTGGTTCATAGTTTTCTATAACGATTTTAATTTGATCTTCGATAATTGAAGCCGTTGGATAATCTACAAAATCAAAAAGACTTCTTCTTATATCAGAACCTATTAGGGAATTAAAATATCTTTCAGTTGGTATTGTTTCAACCAGATTTCTTACCGCTCTGGCAATTGCCCTTTCATTAGTAATGACGGGCAAATCTTTTGTTACAGGATGAGGATCAAAAGAAAAACTAATGTCTTTAAATGCTCTAGATACCCTTATAACTGCCATTGTCGAAAAGTTTTCTTCAATCTATTTATATTTACTTCCAGGAAGTTCCATACATTGGTTCAGTTCCATATTCCCAATCATCATAGTCATCATCATTTCTAATTTTTTCATGTAACTCAATTTGTTTTTTAAGATCGTGCTTTGGGGCAAGATCATGCATGACTTCTTGAATAACTCTTTTTGGTGGTTCTTGATCATAATCAGTAATGAGTTTTGTGGTTCCCCACATCTCTCTCATGTAATCTGAGTTTCTATCAACTGGTAAATTAGACATTTTAGCTCCTGTTTTATTGAATAAAACAGAACTTTTTTGGTAGGAGGTTGCTATCTCCCTACTTCTATTTAACGTTCGACTTCGCGCAAAGAATATGAATCAGAATTCAGATATTTAAGAATTTCTAATGCAATCAATCTAGGATTCCCTTCACCACAAGTGTAAACATCAACTGCTAAACAACCACTTTCTGGCCATGTATGGCAAGAAACATGACTTTCCGCAAGGGCAATCACGACAGTACATCCCTGGGGAATAAAACAATGGGAAAACGTGTTCAAAATGGTCATTTTTGCACGTTCAATGCCTTTGATCATGACGTCTTGTAGAGATTGCACGTCATTAATCAGTTCGTACTTTACATCATACACCTCTAAGAGTAGGTGTTTACCCATTGAAATCTGTTTCAACTCAATTTTTTAGTAAAAATCTATTTATTTGATGTAAAAACCCCTTCTATGATAATCAACATCCTCAATAAAATTCATATTTTCAACGTTTTCATCATCCCAAACAGGTATTGCAACCGTATTATTATACCTAAAATCAGGATTTTGGCGAAAATGCACTTCAATTAACTTTCCGCCGATGAATTCGCAGTTAATCCAGTCATATTCACCCTTCAAATTCTTTAAGATTTCGGGAAATTCTACTTTTTGGTCTATTTTTTCCCATTTTTGCCACCTATAATAGGGATCAGAGGAGTCTTTTGTGCCTAAAACGACTAATTCTGCTTCTTGATGGTAAAAATCAACACTTAGATGAGTTCCTTCAAAGATTTCGCACCAAAATTCTGCAGGATGCATGTTATCAGTATGACTATCAATCCATTCTTTACGTGCAAAACGACCCATTCCAAGTAAATTGAATGATGGTCTGACAATATAAAAATCGGGTTTTGGAACTGTAGTTCCCGTAGGACCACAAGTATAACCCAAAACCCGACTTAAAAATAACTTATTGTAGACCCAGAGATCATTTGGATCTATATGTTCCCACTCATCATTACAGTCTAAGTAGTACATTTATGAAAATTTGTATTTTTACACGGTTGTTTTTACCGTGCTTTCCGATCATTCTTTAATAACCCAACCATCTGGAGTGTACACCAGTTCAACTGGACCTTTTTTGGTTTCAGAATCACTCCTTGTACCAGCAACGTAATTAAAAACCTGTGGGGATGGAGTTTCTTCTGTAAGTTCTGGTGTGGTTGCTTCTTCGCTCATTTGCCTTGTCCTCTGTACTTTTTGCGAGCATTATTTCGAGATGTTGCAGCATATTTGGTGCCCCCACCATCTCCTTGACGAGACTTTTTGGGTGGACCAGGTATGTAGTTAGTTTTATTTAGTCCGCCTTTTGCTTTGACTGCCATTTAATTCTCTCCAATAATTTCAGTTTCAAGATCATTAGGGTCAGGAGAACCTGTTTGATAATATTGTATCGCTAGGTCCTCCATAATATTCATATATTCTTCTTGTGTAAGAGAAGAAAAGATTTTACGTCCCTTACAGAGAATATTGTAAGTTTCGTTATTCATAATATCAAATGATTCGACTTTTTTCATGACCAACACGAACCCGAGGGTCGCACCAGATTTCGAATCCAGCATTGATAGCATCGAGACAGAACGAGACGTCTTCTCCACACATATCTTGAACATCACCAGACTCAAAGACTTGCATCTTCGGAGCGAACCAAGGATACTTCATATCAGGATGCTCAAATACACCCTTCTTAATGAGAACCCAACCAAATCCAGTGTAATCCACAGTGAATGGTTTACGGCGCTTTGTGATACTTTCAATGGTTTCGTGATTCATCACGCCTCCATTAGTACGGAAGTCATCTTCTTCCAGCCAATGAGCAACTGATGTAGTGCGACCATCTTCGGTGCAATACCAACCAGCAGCAATGTCCTTTTCCATCAAGATCAACTGCCAGAATCTTTCTGTGTTGAAAACAATGTCACTATCAATCCAGAGTTGGTAATCATAGGTGAGTTTACCATCCCATGGGAGTTGATCGGGACCACGGAGAACATTTGCACCTAAGCACTTGCAACGTGCAAAGTTAACCATTGAAGAATAATCTTGAGAGATTTGAATACTTGCACCTGCTTGCACAAGATCAAAACAGAGTTGTACAAAGTTTTTGAGAAATGTAAATGAACAACCTCTGCCAGGCATACAAAAAACAATCGCTTTACCGCGTACCATTTCTCTTGCCTTATCCCAGTCCCACTCTTGTTCTTGTGCTTGTGGTTTGACTGGGGTTTTTGCTTTTACAGTAAATCCTTTAGCCATAAGATAAAACGTTTTACTTCAGAATCATACAATAATATGTAGCGTTTGTCAATCCATTGGATTTATAAAAACTTCTTTATAACTTAGATCCGAAACATTATAATCTGTCTTCATCAACCCAACCATACGATTCATTGTTTTCCAAGTAATATCAAATTCATTTTCTGGTATCAAATCCATTAAGCATTTATTTTTTCCATAAATTTGATATATTTTAACTTTATTCATATTCTCTCTCAGTAAGTATGAGATCATTTCCTTCTATGGAAAATTTGATCTCAGTATCTTCATACCAAGATAGTTCATTTGCAACCCATTCAGGAATTACAATATTATATTTCCCAGTAATTGGATCAACCTGTATGGATTCAAAATTTTCCCCGCGATTTTTTTTCATATCTGGTATATTTGATTTCAATTTTTAGATTATATAGTGACCTTATTGCAAAATTTTTATGTCGAAAATTTTTTTCATTTTGAATGTAATATTACTCTCGCTTGGGTAACACTTTATAGCTTAAGGGATCCATTGGTTTTTATAACGCGCCCCGCGCCACGGGGACGGCGGCGGGGGGGACTGCTGATCACGAACGCAAAGGGGGCAGGCAGTGCCCACCCCCGTCGTTGATCAGAAGCGGCAGGCGAGCGGGGAGTGCCCCACGCGCTCTGCCAGGCGATCACGGGCAGCAGCGATCCGATCGGCGCGGTGGGTTGCCTTGGCGGCGGCGATGGCAGCGGGCAGGTCCTTCACCATAGAGGCGCCCAGTCCACGGGCAGGGGTCATGGTGCTGCCACGTCCGCTGCTCACGCGGATCGCCTGTCCTTTCACGTTCAGGTCGGAGGAACGAACGGTGCCGATTGCGCGGGTCATGAGAGGAGGGGGGGTTGGTTGAACTGAGAGTATTGTAGCAGATCGGGGGCAGGGGTCAACCCTGCAGGGAACGCCACCCGCTCACGGGGCAACGAACATCGGGGGAGAGGGTCTCAGAGTACTGGGCGGCGATGGCGGCAGTGGGCACACCCCAGTGCTGGTATCCAGTGGGGCGGTAGGCGTTGCGCTCCTGATCAGCACGGGAGATCCATTTGATCTGACGGGTCTGGAGGTCAGAGCACATGGAGAGGGGGAAGATCATGGGAGGGGGTGGTTTGAGAGTATTGTAGCAGATCGGCGGCAGGGGTCAATCCATCCCCAATGCCGCTTTCAGATCCTGGTATGCTGCCAACCAATGAGCAGCGTCGGCGTGGTTGCCCTTGGTGCTCTCATCACAGGCGATGCAGAGCAGGGCGGTGCGGACGGTTCCCCACGTGCGCTCAGGCAGAGTGACGGTGGTGAGGGTGGCAGGATTCCAGGAGGTCATGAGGTCCGTTGCGGATGAGAGTATTGTAGCAGGTCGGGGGGTCACTGCCCGTTGGTGTAGTCTCCGATGATGACCCCATTGCAGCGGACCTGGGCGTAACCGTACTCTTCAGAGAGGTCCAGGCAGAGGTCCCAGGCACGGTCCTCATCGGTGGTCGTGTTCTCCCAGGGAGCGGAGGGGCAGATCACGTCGTAGCGGGTCATTTGGTTTCCTTTGAACTGAGAGAATTATAGGGGGTCAGCGGCGGATCAGGTCGCCTGCGGTGTACAGTGCGTCTGCTGTCACATGGCGGACGGGTTGAATCGGTTCCCAGAGCAACCACAGGAGGACAGCGGCGACGGAGAGGCGGACCATGGTCTGGCGGTGATAGGATGCGGAGCGGGAACGGGTCAGAGCGCGGATCATCGCCCATCCCAGACCTGAGAGGTCCAACCGTCGCGCATCATGCGGCGGCGATCATAGGCGTCGGCATCCATGAGGTCATCATGCTCCAGGTCCTCACCCCACTGACCAAGGGCAGCGCCCCACTGGGGGAAGGTCAGGTCGTCGGTGTTGGTCATCGGGTTCGTTTGATCTGGAATCAGTATAGAGGCAAAAGGGAGGGGTCTCCCCCTCCGTTGTGCCACTATCAGAATTGGATCTCCTGGTCGGTGGGTTCGGCGGCAGCGTCCTCAGGAGAGGCAATGGTCTCCAGGATCTGCAGGATCTGCTCACCGTTGCTACCTTGACGGAGCAGGGAGAGAGCAAGTTCGCGGGACATAGTGTGTTTGTATCAGTGTGGTTTGCTGGGCGGAGAATGTTTACTGACCCCTCCGCCTAATGGGTCACGGGTTCAGGGTGCCAGTGCCTCAGGCGGCACAGGGTTCGGGAATCAGGCGCAGCACGTCATCCTCCCAGCGGTAGAAGGTCAGGATGTCTTCGTAGGCGGCGTCAATGGCACGGCAGGCATCCGCTTTCAGGATGGCATTGCGGCACTGCTCAGCGATCTCATCAATGCTGCAGGCGCGGTCGGTGGCGGGGTTGTAGCGCATGGGGTTCAGGTGTGAACTGAGAGAATTGTAGGGCAGTCTTTAGGGCGCTGCCGTTCCCAGTGTGCCAGAGGTCAGACCGTCACCCTCCAACCACAGCGGGGGCAGGAAGGATGCCCACCGCAGGGGCAGGATGCGGCAACGGTCAGGGGGTCGTTGGAGCGGAGCATTGGAATCCCTCAGGAACAAACGTAGTATGGCACGGGATCGGGGGGTCCTCAACCCCCCGTGTGCCAGTTAGTCGGGTGTCACACTTGCTCCAGGATGCCATCCTCACGGCGCTTAAATGTCAGGATCTCCTGCAGGGCAGGGATCTGCTCAATCCAGCGCATCTCCATCTTGGTATAATCATACCCCTGATCTTTCAGTTCCTTAGTGTAGGCAACTGCTGCAGAGTGATAGTCAAACAAGCGGAGAGAACTGAAGTCTTCGCCTTCATAATCCCATCCACCGATCACAGCGTAGGCGCGGGGCAGAGTCATCAGGTCCGTTGCGGTTGAGAGTATTGTAGGGGGTGGCGCCCCTCAGAATGCCACCAGTTGGTCCAGATCCCATTGTGGCACAACCGCCACCGTAGCAAGGGTGCTGGCATTCTCTGCCAGCCAGCGGTTGACATGCTTGCTGGTGGTGACGCTATGCTTCACAGCAGTCCGCATCCAACCCTTGCCAGGCACCAGGGCGGCGACGGGGGTGGAGTAGGAGAACAGGACCTCAGTCCCGTCTGCCAGGGAGACCTGGGTTTGATTGCTGCCGATGGGTTGAACCTTCATGAGGTGTCCTCTAATGCTTTGGGGTGGGGTGCTGATCTCCCCTACAGCAAGTGAAGGATCTTACCACAGGACCTGTCCCGCTGTCGGGTGGTTTCGCTGGGAGGGTTCGCTTCTGAAAGTATTATAGGGGGTGAGGGGGGCAGGTCTACGGGGTGTGGTCCAGTTCAAAAAGTGGCACACGGGCAGCCGCTTCGCTCCCCCCTGGGCTCTATGATAAGGGCACAAGCGAAGGAGGGGCGGGGTAGCCCTGATGATGAAAACGGTCGCCACGCCCCCTGCCATAAAATAAAAATATAAAAAAAGAGGGCAAATGTTGCCCCCTATTCTTTATGCTGTCTGAAACCTCCCAGAGTTAAAGTTTGCCCGCGAAAATACCTCACGGTTAACTAACTTAAACATGCCAAACTCATTGGACATCACATAACCTTCCGCATCAATTCTTTCGTATCCCTGATAAGGAGAACCCAGATAAGCGGCAGGTCCGTTGTTACGGCAGAGGAACAAACAGTCATCTTTGATTGACTTCACCAGTGCCCACAGACGCAGCAGGTTAGCATCACAATCAAAGTTCTCAGGATTGACTTCCTCACCAGCACGAATGCAGGCATTGATCTGTTGTTTGATCTTTGCCGCTTCCTTATCACTCACAAAGGTTGCAGTTTGTGCCATTTGGCGGGCAAACTTGCAGACCTCCTCAACATCAGCGAACGACTCTTGATTGTGCAGGATGTATGCATTCGGTTGCACAAACTTCACGTGCTCAGTGTCATTCCAGATGCTACGGTCAGGGAATGCCTCAGCATCACGAAGATCGCTCTCAGCATAATAGCAAGTGTGAGGAGCGATGATAATCTGCTGGGAAACTACCTCAGGAAACTGATACGTGATCGTGTTAGGTTTGTACTCATTGTCACCACCAAACCCGATAAAGTCACCCTGATAAATGGTCTCAAATCGGGGCAGATAATCAAAGCAAACGTGAAGAATACGCGCAACTTCGCCCTGATAGAAGAGATCAATCTCCTCATGATTGTGAGCGATACGAATCTTTTTCTTGTTAAATACTGCCTTGGTTCCTACAAAGAACTCACCGCAGGCAGGATCAATCCCCCACACGATTGCAGGGGCACCGTCAATCTTAACGCTCAGATTGCCCTGAGCAGTGAACCAATCAAGGCACGAAAGATCACCCGTCAGGATGGTGTCTTCGGGGTGTTCAAGGTGGGTGTTTTTCATGATCTTAGTATGGCACGAAAAAGGGGGGTCCGCAACCCCCCGTGTGACACTAAACGAACTGGCACACAGGCAGTGCCACTTCGGTCATCAGGACGCTCTCCTGGCGGAAGGCGGTTTTGAATGCCTCAGCGATCTCTGCCACGCTGTCGCTGTCGTCGGTGATAAAGGTCAGGATCGTAACCTGCTCTTGCTCACCCTTCCAGAATCCCACGCCTTCGGTGACGGTGAAACCGTCAAAGCGGGGGCAGACTTCCTCACGAATGAAGGTCTGCATCATCGCCTTGGTCACCGTGCCCGAATCGGGGATGTTGCGACCGAGGAACAGTTGGAA